TCCTTATAAATTATGAACTAAAAGCTGCTGTAGAAATAAAATTAGGGTCGTATCCAGTAGTAGAACTAGTGGATGTAACCGCAATTCTATATGCGGTAGTTGTTGGAGTAACATAAGTTCCTGAAATAACACTCCAGTTTGTAGCAGCAATAGTTAAAGCAACGCCAGCAATATAAGGGCAATTTGCTACAGTTGCGTAATTTGCGTTTGGCATTGCAGTTGTAAAGTTAACGGTATAATCGCCAGCCGCATTTCTTGTAATAGAACTTACATTAAAAGAACCTTCTATTGCACCTGTTGAACCAGTAAATCTAGCCCAAGCCTTTGCAGAGCCTTGAATCACATTCGCTGAACTAGTGCTTACTGTTCCGTTGGATATTGTTTGTGCGACTAATGTAGACATGATTTATCCTTATGAACTAAAGACTACAACATTACAATACAAAGGGTCTACACCTGAAGCACCATCAGTAACAACATATCTAATTGATGTTGTGTTGTAGTCTTGCGGAGTAAAGCCTCTGTCTGTATTTCCAGCAACAATAGCATTGCTTAACGCACAAGTACCTACAGTTGAATAATTAGTATTAGGCATAGCCGTTGTAAAATTAACGGTGTAATTTCCAGTACCGTTGTCAGTAATAGAAGAAACATTAAATGAGCCACGAATAGCTACTGTGCCTGTTCCATTAAAATTTACCCACGCTTTAGCAATACCAGTCATGCCGTTCTGTGTTGCAAGAACTCCGCTACTGTCATTTAATGGCACTTGAAGCGTTTTTACCGCTAGGGATTGAGTAGCTTGTAGTTACATTTTGACCGTTTAAATTAAATATTTGGTCGCTACCACCACCTGTTGCGCCACCACCCAAAGCACCCCAAGCACTAGCACCATAACCTTCGTATAGGCTAGTAGTGCTGTTAAAACGAATCATTCCTGTTACTGGACTAGGCTGTTGTGCAGTTGTTCCTACGGGAACTTTAACTGCGCCTGTGCTAGTAAATGAAGCTGTACCACTAGCTGTAAAGTTAGTAAAAGCACCAGTAGAAGCGGTAGTTGCGCCTACAGAAGTACCGTTTACAGTTCCACCCGTAATTGCCACATTATTAGCGTTCTGTGTAGACATAGTGCCAAGACCAGCTACAGAAGCGGCTACTTGAGCAACAGATGCGGCATCGGTAGACGCTATTCCATCAGCCATTCCAGTAATGCGGTTATTACCCATTTTAAGGTTGCCAGTAGCCGTTGTTTGACCGTCAGACGCTAATGATCCTGTAAGGGCGGTTGCTAAGTCAGTAAGGGTTGTATTAGCCCATGTACTAGATATAGTTGTACCAGTTACTACTGGATTACCAGCAGGTAAAGTGTATGTACCTGATCCGTTTCTACTCATTTGTTGCTCCTTGTACAGTATTCTGTATGCCCTGTATTGTCAAAAGTCTAGCTAAATCATTGCGTGTTTTTTGGTCAGGGCTTACTTTTGGTTGCCCACCAGCCCGCATTAACCTTAATGCTTCTTGCGGATCTAGCATTGATTCTGCCAGTCTATTTTTAAGTTGTTCGTTAATGTCACCATAAACAAACTTACCAATTCTGTTACCAGTAGATATTGGTAGTCCAACTTCGCTCATTAAATTGTTGTAAACCAACTTTTGTACAGTATCAGAACCAACGCCTTTACCTTCCGTAGCAGCAAATTTACCTCTAGCCAAATCTTTTTCGATGGCTTCAAGTCTTGCAATTTGGCGGTCAGAAATTGTGCCTGATTTCTTTAAACTGTCTAAATTTTTTGAAAATTGGCTAATGTAAATTTTTTCTGTTTCAGGTGAAATAGACTTATCAGCCAATTTAGCAATGCTTTCTAATTGTTCAATTGGTTTAGACAAACGGTCATAACTTTGTCTAGCAGTTTTGTAGGTTGGGCTAATTTTTTCCATAAAATTAAGCAAACCAGTTTTTGCGTTCATTAAACCGTCTAATTCATCGCCTGATGCACTTTTAATTTTATCTCTTTCGTAACGGGCTTTAACTTCGCCAATTTTTTTATCTAATGCTATTTTGGTTCTATGTAAGCCAAGCATTGATCCAGCAGGGTCAGCAATATCCATACCCCTGTTAGCTGAAGTTTCTTTAGCCACTTCCATTGCGTCTTTAATTGCTGGTCGCTTAATTAAATTAGAAATTTCAGCAGTTGTTTTGCTGTCTAATGTGCCTAAATTTAATGGCTTTAAAGCGTCAGAATACAAATCTTCAGCAACTTGCTCTCTAAGATTTACATATTTAGAACTTCTTGATGCAGGTGCAATATTACGCAATGCGGCTGCTTGTGCTTGGGCGTTTTGTGCTTGTCTTTGCGCCATTAAATTGCCAGCAGTAGGATTAGCGGCAATAAGTGTTCGTTCTAAAGCGGCTAAACTTGGAACTTCAGCAACTTCAGCAACAGTTGGCTTTGATCCAGCAACTAATTCTTGTGGATTGCGTAAATTACGCATAGCTTTTGCTTCTTCACCGCCTGACATTTGACGCAAGAATCGACCAAGTATTTTTTCTTGACCTGACTCTAAAAATGGTTCAACAAGTGCTTTTCCAGCCCTAACGCCTTTGTCAACTAACTGACCAATAGCAGGGGCAGCAGCACCAACAGGCGCACCAATTAATAAACCAGTACGGGCGTTTCTGCCCATTTCTTCATACATTGGCATACCAGTTTCGCCTGTTTCTACAGGCTGTAACGCACCTGATGCCGCTCCAGTACCGCTACCAATAACTGCGCCCGAAACATAACGATTTTTTCCAAAGCTAGGAATCATGCCAATTCCCCTGCTCATTCCAACAGCAGGTAATAATGTGCCAGCTACACGACCTGTACCATACGATGCAGGGTTAGCTTCTTGGTATACATCTGCTTCTTGGGATAACCGTTGCACAGCTTCACTAACACCGCCACGACCACCAGTTGCTACTTGCGCTGCCGCTAATAACGGGTTAATTGCTGACTTTGTAGTTCCAGCTAAAAATGATTCTAACGGTCTTGGTGTTTCTTGCACATTTAAACGAACATTACGAGCAGGTCTGCCAACCGCAGCACCACCACCAGTTTCAGCAAAATCAGATTGAGAAACAGGCATTTCTGCTGGTTGCGACTCTTGCAAGCGCAAACGAGCGTTAGCCATAGCCAATGCTTGTTGTTGTTCTAATGTCATTTAAATAACTCCCTTTCTTGGGGAGTCATTACATTCCAAAGTTTTTGATCAAATCCTTGTGGCGCAGGTGGATTATTTTTTGCCGATGCAGGTTTATTTTTACCTTCAGGCGTTTTTATAACTTGTGGCTTTAATTTAATTTGATTACCAACAACATCAAGTACATTTATTTGGTTTCTATCAGCTATATCAGCGTATTCACCACGCTTTAAATTATATTGTTCGGCAGCAGAATTATAAAACTCAGTTGCCAATGATCTAAATTCGCTTTTTTGTTTTGGACTCAAAAATTCACCAGTAGCAATTTTATTTGCGTAATTGTAAAGTTGATCTAATTTACCAGTTGCTTGCATAGCCATAGCAAGTTCAGATTCTCGAACAACAGAATCAGGATCAAGCAATTTCATAAGTTTAGTTGATGCTCCCAAATCACCAGCGGCAGTTCCAGCATCCAAACTCTTGTTAATAATGCGATATGCACTATCAATTGCTTGGAAGTCTTTGTAAACAGGTTCGCTACGGAAATCACCACGCAATTTAAGCGTATTGTCTAAACCTTTTTGTCCTAAATTAATTGCTCCTGCGGTACTTTTGCTTTCAACCAATTGTTTAGCGTAAGCAGCTTGTTGCGGATTCCATGTTTTAGGATCAGATGGCAATTGACCAACAGCAATAGCGTATCTAATACTGTCAGGTTGTTTTCCAGCACCAGTAAATAAAGGTTTTAATGTGCGTGGATCAAGCAATGTATCTTCAGCCCCAACCTTCATTGGGCCTTCATTTATTTTAGTAAAAGCAAATTGTCTTTGTGCGGCAGATGCTTTTGGATTTGCATAAAGATTTTCATAAGCAAATGGATTAGGTGGTATAGCGGCTTGAGCAGGAGTTCCCCTAACTGTTTCATATGTTTCAGTAGGTATGTCAGGAGTACCAGCAATTGCAGGTCTACCCTGTCTTTGTTGCATAAAGTCAGCCATAGCAGAAGTTTCGTCTGCTCTTAACTGTTTTGCTAAATCTATTTGGGCTTGTTCTGCCTTCTCAATACCTCTTTGACCCATGTACAAATTTGCTAAATTACCAAGGTTTTGGAATATGCTAGGGGCTACATAACGACCACTAATCATTTGACCTTGGGGTTGTTGCATACCTTGTTGCATAAGCATTTCAGCCATCTTTTGCTGGCGTAAAATCTGCTGCTGTTGCAACATCTGTTCGGGATTTAGTGTGCCAATGTCAGCCATGATTAGTCCATTCCTGTAGTCGTTGTTGGCACAACACCTTGACCGCCATAACCATAAACATTACCTGCGCCATATTTATTCATAGCGGCTGTAGCGTTGGAATAAGGGTCTGATTTACCTTTTCTAAGCATCATTGCCAAAGCAAGTTGATTTACGCCAGCCATACTTTGTGGTTCACCAGCTTGACTTACTAACTGGTTTTGCTGTGCAAGTGCCGCCTGTTGATTAGCTTGTTGCTGACCAAAGTTTTGGAATACGGGCTGCAATCCGCTTACATCTTGCATTTGCTGTGGGGGAAGAATGTATGGGTTCATAATTGTCCGTAATCTACAGCTTTATAGCCGTTATCAAGGGTTACTACAGCATTAGGATACATAGCCTCAACTTCGTGTGCCATCACGCCTGTGTGCGTTCCATGACCTGCTAATGGGTGATCCTTAAATTCATCCTTGTATTCGTATGTATATACGGGTAAACCATTAGGTAGCCAATCAATGTGCTTAATGTTTTCTTTCATGCGAATGTCAGAAGCCATAAGTGCTGCACCGCCAAGACTAAACAAACCTTGGGTCATTTGATTGTTAGCGGCATTTTGAGCATTAGCCGCACCCATTTGGGCGTTATATCCCATTTGGGTTGCACCTAGAATATCAGCACCAGCCGTATTCGCTTGCATAGCAGGGTTTACAAAATTAGGGCCTTGTACTTGCGCTCCAGTTCTAACAGCACTTAATGTATTAAGCGGTTCGTTACGCAAATACGCTTGCTCTTGCAAGGCAGATTGACGGGCTTGCTGACCAACGCCAAAACCTTGAGTTGTAGCGGCAGCTAATAAGTCATTCTCACGCTGAGATTGAGCCATCATTGCTCTGTTATAGGCTTCTGAACCTACAGGAATACCTTGATTTGCTAGTTTTACATCCAATGCTTCACGACCTTGCTGGATTTGTGGAGCAAGGCGTTGCATATACGCATCTTGGTACGACTGACTAGGGTTAAACCCTGTAGTCGGCAATGCGCCTGTATCAAACGGGTTTTCCAGCATATTGCTGACATAACCCAAGCCTTTTTGAGTTAAATCTCCAAGACCTAAACTGGTTTGATTTTGATAATCTAAAAGTTGTTGTTGTGCAGGAGCAAGGGATTGCGTGGCTTTCCACATTGGATTGCCAAACTTATCTTCGCCTGAAACTTCATATTCAAGCGATCCATAAGGCGTGTATTGGTTTACACGATTTGCCGCAATGTTGGCACGGGCAGCATCTAAATTACCTGCCGCAGTTTCCTTTGCCGCACCAGCGTAATCGGGTGGCGGTGGCGCACTAGCCGACTTTCCCATATCTTTCTCCTAAAAATCTACATTTGTCTTTTGACATTACAAAAAACAACAAATCTCCAGTAGGAAAAACATCAAGTAATCGTGCTTGTTCCTCAAACCCCAATTTCTTGACAAACTCTACCGACTTGTCGTTACTACTAACTACGGGGCAAACAATCTTATCTACCCCTAATTGTACAAAAGGATAATCAAAAATGGTATGTAAATATTGCTTATTTAACCCGTTTCCTAGGTAAATATGGCAAGTTACTGACCGTTTATTAAAATCCTCATACCAAACTACTGATTCTATTTCATCTGTTACCCAGCCAATTGTGCTGGAATTTTCGGGTGTCCATACCATGTCTAACTTTTGAGCAATAAATGGCCCTAATAAGTCTTTATCAAAACATAGCAATTACAGTACGCCCCCAGTTTCCATTACATAATCCGTACTAGCCCAATGAAACTCAATACCTTGCGATGCAACATTTATATTAATTGATCCAGCAAAACCTGTGCCTGTAACGCCTTGCCAAAACTTAGTAGTAGTCAAAGTGCCACCCCAGTTAGCGTCATCCCACAAGGCTGTATCCCAAACGCCAATATCTAATGTGGCAGGGTTAAAAGCTATCTCGTTAGTTAATGGTACTGTGTCAAAATCGGTGCTAATACCGCATAGAACAGTCGGTAAGCCGTTATCGGTTTGCAATATAGGGCGTACTAAAGTGAAGCGTTTAAGTTGCCCACGAGTATCGAAATAACTGTAGGCTTGTTGTGCAGTTGCAACAATGTTTGAACCGTTATCAGAAGGCTGGGAATAAAATTCCCCGACAAATCCGTTAGCACCAAAGTAAATCTTGTTATTTCCTGATACTTCCCAGCAAAGAGCGTTTATTCCTGTAAATCTAGCCCATGACTTAGTAATGGTGTGCATTACATACTGTTCATACCCTGTACCAGTAGGTATGTTTAAAATCAGCATATTTTCACTAGCAAAATAGTTAATTTGCCAGCCAAACTCAGCATAGTAAACAGTAGCGGCTTGGCTTACAGCAAAGAAAATCTTATCTGTGAGGTAAATTCGTGGGTCTAAGCGTGAAGATTGAAGTGCGCCAGCCATCGGTACTAGACCGTCTTGGGTCAGCAATAACAGATCACCGCCAAACTTAAAGAAACACCTACGGCTAAAGGTTTGACCTAGTTGCCATACACCGACTTCAGACCACGCATCAGAACTACTAGGGTTTGTACCCTTGTAAACGATAACTTCGCCCATGCTGGTAACAAAAGCGGATAGATCGTCTACCCCGTAACCAGCGTCTAAAGTCCATGTACCCATTGCTTGCAGGAAACCGCCTGACCTTGCTATTGCCCCTAATGGAAAGTCTAAAGCTGCGCCACCAATGGATTCTACGGGTAAATACCAAAAGGTCATGCTGTCTTTTTGTACAAAAAAGAGCCTGTTTTGGCACATATTGACATTAACAAACACATTGCTATTTACGCCAGTAATGCCTAAAACGGTATAAGTGCCGACTACGGTAGCGTTAGCCGCAGGAGCGGTAGCCATTGTGTAAGTAAATGCGCTTGCACCCGTGACGGTAATAACATAAGTACCGTTGTAATTGGATTCTGTAGCACCGCTAATAACAACTCGATTACCTGTAACTAAGCCATGCGGTGCAGCAGTTGTTAGAGTAGCTGTTAGATTACCTGCGCCACCCCGTGTAATGGTACTAATAGTCTGTGCGGTAGATGTAGTTGCCATCCTAAACCAGCGTGTACCGTCATAAACCATAGCGGAATCTTGACCGTTTACCGCAATAATAAAGTTGCCGCCATCGGTACTAATCATGCAATGCTGGAACTTGCTGTTAGCTAATCCCGTAAATACGGAAGTTGCAACAGAAGTCGATGCGTTATATATAACCCCGTTGGCTACGGCAAAAAGCGTATTTACGCCATCATATCCAGCGTAATTCATTAAGGTTTCTACATTACCCGTAATGCCTGTAGATGCTTGCGAATAGCCTTTTCTTAGGGTTACATCAGAAGGCGTAGGAAAGAAATTGACCAACTGCACCGCATCTAACGGTTGCATTTCAGCTAACGAATCCCTAGCGTTCCACCCCCCAATAGGAGAAGCTAAAGAAGTAGTTCTAGCGGTGTACCTTTTAGGAACTGGCATAGTTAACTGCCATAACCAGTATCAGGAATGTTAGCCCAGCCAATAAGTACAGCACTTGGTTGCGGTGCAAAAGACAGGGTAGCAGAGCCTTTATCGTTTGCCTTGGCAACGCTTAAATAACGGCTGTAATCTTGTTGCAATGCAGTAGTATCAAACGACTTGATTTGGAAGTATTTAAGTTTAGTCAGCAAGACAATAATTGCGTCATCTAATACGCTTGTGTCTGTGTCTACTGTAAAGCTATTCTTAACAGCATTAGCAGCACTTCTAACCCAGCCCTTAGAACGGTACTCAAAACCTAAGTATTCAAGGGTATTGTAAGGCGGCCATATCTCAAATTTGTTGCCAAGAATACGCCAACGAACCCGAGGGCCTGTTGAGATATATCCTGATTTAAGCCATTGCCATTGCTGTGCATCAACAGGGCCAAGCATCTGCCAATGTTGCAACTTAGACCAATGGGTATTGTCTGTAACGGTTTCGTAATCAGGTGGTAATGGGTAAATGGTCTGACTAAAAGTAACTGTACCGCCAATAGTAGTTGCAGAAGCTAATTGGCTAGTAACTACCGTTGATCCTGCAACAGATTCAACATAAGTATCTTGAGGAATTGCTGTACCTACAATACTGTAATTGCTATTTAAGCCTGTTGTGTTAGCTACATTTAACAGGTTATAAGTACCATTTACAGTATCGCAGGTTGTGGTAATTGCTGTGGTGTAAAACCTATATTCCAACTCCAATGCTTGCCAATTGTGTTCCTTAATCAGGTCGTACCCAGCACGGTTCATAAGCGCAAGAATCTGCTGCACATCTTGGCTAGTGTTCCCTGCTACATAAGTAGGTACGGCTAAGTTAAGTTCAGCGGTGACTTGCTGCACCAATTCCAGCATTGTTGATGACATATTAGGCTTCCTCTGTGGCTACCGTTTTCTGTTTACGGGGTTTCTTTTCACCAACAGCAGCAAGTATAGTAGCCATTTGCTCTTGCATTAAGGCTAACTTCGCATCTGTTTCTGCCTTTATTTTAGCAGTTTCTAGTTCCTTTTTGGCAAGTTCTTCTTTTAAAGCGTTAATTTCATGCTCACGCTTATCGGTTTCTGCTGAAGTTGTTGCTAGATTTAAAAATGCCTTTGCCTTGTCACGGAACGCATAGGGTGACATTCCTGCAATCATTCCCATACGCTGTAACTGTTGATCTGAAGCATTTGCAATAGATTCTACCGTTTGGAACTTAATTGCCCTTAATTCTTCGGCTTGGCTTTTTGATACTAATGGCCATTCCGTTATAGGCGTTCCAACCACTTCCTCGTCATGCGCTCCTAGTCTATTCATGTAGTTAGCCCATTGAATAGGGAAACGCTGCTTATGGTTTTGTAACGCATAAGTGTCGATTTCGGTCAAAGTATCGCCAGCAACGCAGATTTGCACAAAGTCAAAGTCTTTGTAAATTGGTCTGCCAGCGTCTATGGATTCCTGCTCTTGTTGTACGGATTTCTTGTAAAAGCGTACTTGTAAACGAGCATCTGCTCCTTGTGTATCTGAAGGTAAAGCCATTTTTAAATCTCCTAAGTAGTTAGGT